ATCTTCTGCCGGACCGTTGGAATCAAACTAAGCATGATAAAGAATAGGCAAAGGCTCCTTTTTCGGGAGCCTTTATCATATCAACTGTTGGTGTGTCATGCGGAGACAGATACAAACGGGATGCATTTTTAACGCTCCCTGCAATGATTGCGCCGTTCTGCGCCGATTTGCTTATCAAGGTCTAACTCGTTGAGTAATAACTTTGCAAACAAAAAAACGAGTATGGCAAGAAGTACATTCAAAGTGCTGTTCTACGTGAACGGCAGCAAAGAGAAAAACGGTATTGTCCCCATAATGGGACGAGTGACAATCAACGGGACTGTGGCGCAGTTCAGTTGCAAGCAGAGTGTCCCGAAAACGCTTTGGGACATCAAGGGAAACCGAGCCAAAGGCAAGAGCAAGGAGGCACGGGACATTAACCTCGCTTTGGACAACATCAAGGCGCAAATCATCAAACACTACCAGCGCCTGTCCGACCGTGAGGCGTTCGTGACGGCAGAAATGGTGCGCAATGCCTATCAGGGTATCGGCAGCGAGTACGAAACACTGCTCAAAGCATTCGACCGTGAGAACGAGGTGTTCAAGAAGCGTGTCGGCAAGGACAGGGTAATGGCAACCTACCGTTCACGGGTGGTGGCGAGAAACCATGTGGCAGCGTTCATCAAGTCTTTCTACAGACGGACGGATATGTCCATGCTGGAGATTACGCCCGACTTCATCAAGGAGTTTGCCGCCTACCTCTCAACGGAAGCGGGACTGCATAACGGGACGATATGGGAGAAATGTATGTGGCTGAAAGGTGTAGTGATGCGTGCGCACTTCAATGGGCTAATACCAAGAAACCCATTTGCCCAGTTCCACATCAGCCCGAATGTAAAGGAGCGTGAATACCTGACGGAAGATGAGCTGAAAGCGTTGATGACGCACGAGTTCGGGGATGCCAAACTATCCTATATCCGTGATATTTTCGTCTTCGCCAGCTTCACCGCCCTCTCTTTCGTGGACATCAAGGAGCTGACCAATGACAACATCGTGGAAGTGAACGGCGAGAAGTGGATATTATCGAAACGGCACAAGACGAAAGTACCGTTCCAAGTGAAACTGCTGGATATACCCTTGCAGATAATAGAGCGTTATCGCCCCTGTCAGGAGGACAACCTCGTGTTCCCCAATCTCAACTACTGGTCTATCTGCAAACCTCTGAAAAAGGTGATGAAAGAGTGTGGGATAACAAAGGACATCTCGTTTCATTGTGCAAGACATGGCTTTGCGACGCTCGCCTTGAGCATGGGTATGCCGATTGAGAGCGTGAGCCGTGTTTTGGGGCACACGAACATAGTCACGACCCAAATCTACGCAAAAATCACAACTCAGAAGTTGGACAACGACCTTACCATGTTAGGCAACAGGCTGAACCAATCGTTTAACAACGTATCAATGGCAGGACAATGAAAAGGAATGTGATTGAAATCACAGAACACGGTACGATAACTATACCAAGTGAAACGGTATGGATGAGCGAAGCGGAACTTGTCAGCCTGTTCGGTGTTATCGCTCCATCCGTCCGTGCAGCAATCAAAGCAGTCTATAAAAGCGGAATACTGAAAGAGTATGAGGTGCAACGGTATATCCACCTATCGGACAAAATCGGTGTGGATGTTTACAGCCTTGAAATGATTGTCGTTCTCGCTTTCCGCATCCATTCATACGGAGCAGAACGAGTACGGAATGCCGTAATTGAAAAGTTGTACTTGCGAAAAGAGAAAACAAGCATCTTCTTTTCGCTGGATAATTGCATAAAATCATCTGAATATCAAGCGTAAAGTGTATTGATATGACGACATGAAGTAATGAAACCGATGTGTATTCCCATTGCCGACAATGTATCTATATACATAATTGAGTAGGCGTATTGTCATTCATTTACAGGAATGTGGCAATCCCGAAGAAGCACCCCTCTATAACGGTTGTTTCTTCGGGATTTTTTGTTGCTATGTTCTCTAATATGCTGCAATTTTTTCATTCCGTGTGTTTTTTGCGCCATTCTGCTGTGATTTGCGTATCAAGATTTTAAGCGGCTCACTCTAACTTTGCACACGACTATTTATCAACCATTTAAGCGTATGAACAATGAGTAAATCAGACATCTGCAAGGAGGAGTTTATCCGGGTGGGTACAACCCTCTACAAGTTAGTGAACCAGCCCCGACTGAACGGCGGCTATGTGAAGAAACGCATCGTGTGGAACAACGAGACATTACGGCAGGACTATGGCAAGCACTTTCTCGCCACCGTCCCCAAGTATGACGGCTTCTGCACGGTTCCCGACCATGTGAACTACCGTCCGATAGTAGACAAGTTCCTTAACCTATACGAACCTATAGACCACAAGCCGATGGAGGGTGATTTTCACTCTATCCGTTCGTTAGTAGAGCATATCTTCGGGGAGCAATACGAGTTGGGGTTGGACTACCTACAACTGCTCTACCTGCAACCCATTCAAAAGTTACCTATCCTGCTGTTGGTATCGGAAGAACGTAACACAGGCAAAAGCACGTTCCTGAACTTTCTGAAAGCCCTGTTTCAGAACAATGTGACATTCAATACCAACGAGGACTTCCGCAGCCAGTTCAATTCAGATTGGGCAGGGAAGCTGCTTATCGTGGTGGATGAGGTGTTGTTAAGTCGTAGGGAGGACAGCGAACGGTTGAAGAACTTGAGTACCACATTATCCTACAAGGTGGAAGCCAAAGGCAAAGACCGTGACGAGATAGCGTTCTTCGCCAAGTTCGTGTTATGTTCCAACAACGAGTATCTGCCCGTCATCATAGATGCAGGGGAAACACGATATTGGGTGCGCAAGATAGACTGTTTGCAGTCGGACGATACCGACTTCCTGCAAAAACTGAAAGCGGAAATCCCAGCCTTCCTTTACCACTTACAGCACAGACAGCTATCCACCGAGAAAGAGAGCCGTATGTGGTTTGCCCCGTCATTGCTGCATACCGAAGCCTTGCGGAAGATTATCCGCAGCAACCGCAACCGATTGGAGATTGAGATGTGCGAACTTATGCTTGACATCATGACAAGCACGGGTATCGACACTTTCTCTTTTTGCTGCAATGACCTGCTCACGTTGTTGGCAAACTCGTATGTCAAGGCGGAGAAACACCAAGTGAGGAAGGTATTGCAGGAGTGTTGGAAACTCATGCCTGCACCGAACGGATTGACATACACCACCTACCAACTGAACTATAATCGGGAGTGTCGGTATGAGCCGATAAGGAGAGTAGGACGCTTCTACACCGTCACAAGGCAGCAACTTGAAACGCTGTAAATCCATTGTCTTTTTGTTGAATTGTCGAATAAGAATATAATCCTACTGATAATAAGCAATATACATTCTCAACAAAATCTCAACAGACCAAAAGAGAAGTTGGGCATAAAGCCACAACCTATTGTCGGTTTCTCTTTTGGCGAGTGGTTTGTTGAGCGGATGTTGAGAATCTATTTATATGGATATAAACATATTACATATACAATTCAACGAATCAACGATTTTCATTCACCATTAAAACCATAGGAAGATTATGACTACACAGGAAGCAAAGAAGATACGCATCGCAGACTATCTGCAAAGTTTGGGCTACAGCCCCGTAAAGCTGCAGGGCAAAAGCCTTTGGTACAAATCACCGTTCAGGGAGGAAACGGAAGCATCGTTCAAAGTGAACACCGAACTCAACCAATGGTACGACTTCGGAACAGGCAAGGGCGGCAACATCATCGCTTTGGCGCAGGAACTTTACGGCTCGAACTATGTGCCTTACCTGCTTGGCAAGATAGCGGAACAAGCACCGCACGTCCGTCCCGTGTCTTTCTCTTTTCGCCAGCAGGCATCCGAACCGAGTTTCCAACATTTGGAGGTGAGAGAACTCACGCACCCTGCATTGCTCCGTTACTTGCAAGAGCGTGGAATAAACATCGCACTGGCGCAAACGGAATGCAGGGAACTGCATTTCATCCACAACGGCAAACCTTATTTCGCCATCGGGTTCCCGAATGTGGCAGGAGGATACGAGGTGCGCAACCGTTTCTTCAAGGGCTGCATCGCCCCGAAGGACATCAGCCATATCCGACAGTCGGGAGAGCCGAGAGAGAAATGCCTCGTGTTCGAGGGAATGACGGACTATCTTTCATTCCTTACCTTGCGGATGAAGAACTGCCCGACCATGCCCAACCTTGACGGGCAGGATTACGTTATTCTCAATTCCGTTTCCAACGTATCCAAAGCCATAGACGTGCTGCACGGGTATGAGCGCATACACTGTCTGCTTGACAATGACGAGGCAGGGCGGAAAGCGTATTGGGAACTGGCGGCAGAGTTTGCCGGACATATCAGGGACTTCTCCCACAACTATAACGGACACAAAGACCTGAACGACTACCTATGCGGTAATCCTTTGTCCCAATCGGCAAAGCCGATAAATCAGGAGAAGCAAGTCCAATCCGCAAGGCGGATGATGCAGCCACCCAAAAAACGAGGGCTGAAGATGTAGGGAAAGGTATGCTTGCAGCGACACGGATATTTGCCAACGGAAAATGCCGTAGCTTATTAGGGAATTTTCCGAGCCGCATTGCAAGCAACGCTGAAAATTCCCCAATAAGCCAAAGAGGTTGCACCTCTCTGGACACTCCCCGGTCAACGGAAAAAGCCGTACAGGAGTAAACCACCAACCATTGTTTCTCAAGCTAAAAAGAAAGGATTATTATGGGCTACGCAGTATTACACATGGAGAAGACAAGCGGAACGGATGCCGCCATGTCAGCGCACATAGAGCGCACCATCAAACCGAAGAATGCCGATGAGAGCAGGACGCACCTCAATCGGGAATTGATAACATTCCCTGACGGAGTGGAGAACAGGACGCAAGCCATACAGCACCGATTGGACACCGCAGGACTGACACGTAAAATCGGCAATAACCAAGTGAGGGCTATCCGTGTTCTGCTCACGGGGACGCACGAGGATATGGAATGTATCGCCAACGAAGGCAGACTTGATGAGTGGTGCAGCGACAATCTGAGATACCTTGCCGACACATTTGGCAGGGAGAATATCGTGTCGGCAGTCCTGCACATGGACGAGCAGACACCGCACATACACGCCACCCTTGTACCGATAGTCAAGGGAGAGCGCAAGCGCAAGAAGAAAGAGGAACAGGTTAAGAAGCGATACCGCAAGAAGCCGACCGACACAGCCCGATTGTGTGCCGATGAGATTATGACACGAGCCAAACTCAAATCCTATCAGGACACCTACGCCCAAGCTATGAGCGGTTATGGACTGCAACGTGGCATTGACGGTTCGGAAGCAAAGCATATCACTACACGGCAGTATTACCGTGACCTGATGCAGCAGACGGAACAGTTACGAACGGACATCGGACAACTACAAGACCGAAAGGAAACAGCACAGGAAGAACTTAGGCGGGCCAAGAAAGAAGTACAGACCGAGAAACTGAAAGGTGCAGCCACGACCGTAGCCACCAACATAGCCGAAAGTGTCGGTTCTCTTTTCGGAAGTAATAAGGTCAAGACATTGGAGAGGGAGAACTCCGCATTGCATCAGGTAGTTGCCACCCACGAGGAAACCATTGAAACACTGCAATCCAAGATACAGACCATTCAGGCAGACCACAGCCGTCAAGTGTTGGATATGCAACAGAAGCACATCAATGAATTGCAGGTGAAGGAAATCGAACACAAGAAAGAGGTGGCAGGGCTTACTACTTTGTTCAACAAGGCAGCAAGATGGTTTCCACAAATAAAGAATATGCTCAATCTTGAAAAGTTATGTCTTGCTGTAGGTTTTAGCCAAGAGCTGACGGCGACCTTGCTTACAGGTAAACCTGTTGATTACAGCGGTGAGTTATATTCAGAAGAACATAAATGGAAATTCATGGCAAAGGATGTCAAAGCCAAAGTGTTCTCTGACAATGGTAGGCTTATCCTTACGATTGACTTGCGACCTATTGGGGAATGGTTCAAGGAGCAGTTTGAGAAGTTGCAGCAAAGGATACATCGACCTATATTGCCTCCAAGGAAAGACAGGGGAATGAAATTGTAGCCACATGACTTCTTTTTCATTCAGGTTAAGCAATTTGTGTATGGCAGTACAAGGTTTTCTGCGGAAAATGTTATAATTTTGTAGGCGTTAGAATAATACAAGAAACGCATGAAGAAGTGGCAGAGAATATTGGGTATAATTTCGATAGCTATATTGATATTGGCTCATATCATTGTGCTATTGGATTATTGCCATTTAGCGGAACAGGCTGGAGCATGGTGTGCGGAAATCACACAAGAATCATTCTTCGATTGCATCTACATGAGCAATATCCATTTCTGGGGCTATCATATTCTTTCACTGCTTGATTGTATTGTGATAGTATCCCTTTTTATTTGTCTTTGGCGAAAAGGAGGTAAGCAATGAAATTCTATAAGTTATCGCATGATTTGAAGTGTGGCAAGAAATATCCGCAAGTGGATTGCCTAACATTTTTAACAGCTTCTCAAATTAGTTCTTGGAAAGAATTGTTGCTCAATCCTAAATTGAAATTCAAGTTAAAAAGAGGTGCGGTTATGACTGATTATATCTCTACTACTGCGGGACCAAGTTGCGATATGCTTATATCGCCAGAACTATATGAGTATATCAGGCGTTTTAATATCTTTAAACATCAGATTTTCCCAATAACAATAGAAACGAAAAATGGTGTTCTGACATACTATTTATTGCATCTATATGGACTCGAATTCGTTGATTTGATAGACTATACGGCATCATCCTTCATAAGGACGGAGTGGACATTTCCGCAAGATGCGATATTATTGGAATCGTTCAGTCATTACCAACAACTAAAATCACAAGACAAGACAGGCTCGTTTGGTGTAACTTTTGACAAACTAAAACTCTGTGACACGGATAAAATTTGGGATCTATTCTTCCCGTTTCCGTATGACAGTACCATCTTTTTATCCTAAAATCCGCAAGCAATCTCAATGGCAATCTCAATTGCAGTAAAGAGCTTGAACACTATGCATCATGATAGTATGAGCGTGAATTTTGTCCGATTTGTGCATACCTTCCCCTTACCCCACAATGC